CTGCAACCTTGAGCTGCAGCTCGGCCACCTTGGTGAGCGCCGAGTTGCGCTCGTTGGTGACTTGCCGCAGGGCCACAGCCGAGTCGGCGAGGACCTGAGCGACCTTCTTCTGGTACTCTTCGTTCTTCATCGCTGGCCTCACATTCCGCCTGCGCCAGCACCACCCATGGTGGCAGCGCTCATGCCCGTCTGCCCCTGCGGGGTGGACAGGGCCGGGTTGACCTGAGAGTTCTTCTCCTTCTTGGCCTTCTTCTTCTCGGCCTCCGCCTCTTCAGCGAGCTTCAGGAGAAGCGCGTGTGCCGCAGCCGTCTTGGTCAGCTTCGACGACGGGGACTCGGCCGAGGCAATCTTGGCGCCGGCCTCGTTGGTGTGAGTCCATGCCTTCTGCAGCACGGAGTCGTGCGCCGCTGACAGCGCCGGCTCGTCGATGACCTTGCCCAGGTCCTTCTTCGGGTCGGCCTTGGCCTGGCGCTTGGTGTAGTCGATGGCTGCCTGGTTGGTGGCAATCATCTGCTTCTGGCTCTTGACGTCGCTCGGCTCGGGCGGGATGGGTCCCTCCTGAGCAGCACTCGCGCCGTCGGGAGCGTCAGCACCCTGCGCACTGGCCTGTCCACCCGAAATCTGGGCGGGGTTGATGGCGTCCTCGGCCATCTTGGCCAAGAGCTCCATGTTCTTCTGGGCGAGAGCAGCCGTCTTGGCTTCCTCACCCTGGGCCATGCCGGAGAGCTCAAGCAGGTGCTGGAGGTTGGCCTCGGCCTGCTTCTGAGCAGCGTTGGACGCGTGCTCATTGCCCATCGGGTCGACCGGCTGCTCCGGGTGCTGCATCTCCAGGTTGTCGTCCATGACGTTGGCCGGACCCTTGCTGTCCGGGAACGAACGCATGGTCGGGTCCTTCTTGGGGACGTCCTTGGAGATGGCCTGGCCACTCTGGCCAGCCTCCATGACACCGTCACCCTCGGCCTTCGCCTCGAGGACCTCCATGACCTGTCCTGCGCCTTGGCCGGGTCCCACACCAGGGGACGCCACACCGGCACTGCCGGGGTCGGCCGCTTCCTTCGCGAGGTGCTCGAGCGCACTGGCGTACTTCTCGATGACCTCGTCAGGCAGAACGGCCGACTGCTCGACGGCTGCCGTCTTCGTCTGCTCCTGAGGGGTCACGGGGTGGCCAAGCTGCCGAGCTGCCTCAGCGGTGATGTCGACCTTGCTGAGCGTGCCCGCCATGGCTTCCTTGACCAGGTCGTGCATCGTCGGTCGCGTCATCATCCTTGCCATCGAAATCTCCTTGTGAGCCACCTTCGCGGGTAGGAACTCCATCCCCCTAGGTGGCGACGCCTTGGCTTGAGCTCCCACCGACGGGACCGGCGGAGCTCCGGTGTTCACACGGGAGTAGGTGGTGCGGGGAGCCAGCCCCTTGGGTCCCGTCTGCCCTGGAGCTGGCTTGTTGTCCACGACGACCGGAGTCGTCCCCGCAGGCGGAGTGGCAGCAGCCTCGGACTTCACCGAGTCGGGAAGGGCTGAGCCCTGGGCTGCTGCCTGCTTGCGCCACATCGACGTCCTTGAGGTCTACTCGGCCTCTTCCTCCTCGCCGGTTCCGAACACCGAGTCCCAGTTCACGTCGTAGCCGCACTTCTCGAGCAGCTCGAGCCCGCGCACCTGGATGGCGTCGTTGGTGTCCTCGACGAACGCAATCTTCTCGCTCTCGCCGGGTCCTTCAGTCAGGACATTCTCGAGCAGTTCGATGCACTCGTCGGTGTCCCAGCCGCCCGCCTCGGCAATCTTCACCGCCTCTTCAGCCGCCAGCATGTCGAGTTGAGAGACCGAGCTCTCCTTCTTCAGGGCCTTGGCTGCGCCAGCCGCGCCGGCCGCGCCACCGAGAGCACCCGCTGCCAGAGCAGCACGTCCCACGGTCCGCTTGGTGCCCGCCGTACCCTTCAGGTTCTTCTTGAGCAGTCCGGTCTTCTTGCCAGCCTTGCTCGCGGCGCCCATCAGACGCTCGCCGACACCCTTGGAGAAGCCCTTCTCCGCACGACCGACCTGCTTGGCCTTCTTGGCAGCCGCACCGTAGAGCTTCTTGGCACCCTTCTGCACGGCCTCCATGCGACCAGCGGCCTCCTTGGCCTGGTCGATTTCCTGCAGCTCGTTGACGAACGCGTGCGCCATGGTCCGGCCCATGATGTCGGCCTCGGCGAACTTGGCGGCGGCTTCCTTGGCAGCCGCATGCTCAGACTCGGCGGCCTCTAGCTGCGACTCCTTCTCCTTCTCCTCTTCGTCCTCGCCCTTCTCCTTCTCCTTGGACTCGGAGGCTTCATGCTCCTCGCTCTCGTCCTCACCCTCTTCCTGAGCGAGCTTGCCGAAGGTCTCGGCGTACAGAGAGCTGACCTGCTCCGGCTGGAGCGTGGTGAGGTCGATGCCGTTGTCAGCGGCGAGCTTCGCGAAGAGCTCGAGCTCCGCCACCTTCTCCTGGGCTTCCTCGGCTTGGGTGCCGGTGCCGTACATCTCGGCGAGCCACTGATTCATTGCCATGGGTGTTCTCCCTTGATTCGTGTTGGTCGGTGTCGTGCCTCACATCCACGTGTTCTTGGAGGGGGAACCCCTCTTCACGCTGGCAACTGACTGGATACTCGGTTCTACCACCTCGGAAGCCGTATCAGCAAACGGCAGCTCATCGAGGTACGCCGTCCTCAAGTAGCTGAACGACAGAGGTGTGAAGACTTCGTCTGCAGAGGAGGCAGCGAGCTTTGCAATCCCTTCGTCGGTTGGTGCCGCCTTGGGGAGCATGTCTTGAGCGCTTGCCACCATCTCCATCAGAGCTGTCCGATACCCGTTGTACGCAACCCCAATCTTACGTAGGTCTTCGGAACTATGGGAAGTGGGTGGTTCATCACTTCCCTTCTCGGTGATGATGATGCGCTTCTCTACGAAAGGACCGAGTCCTGAACGACCCTGGAGAAGCGGCATGAGGAGGCGCGCCAAAGAGGGCATGAAACTCGAGGAATCGAGCGCACACGCCTGACTTTCCTCCACTTTCGGGAACACCTTGTTGGCCGCTGCCAGCTCATTCGCCAGGTCCTTCTTGCCCAGACGGATGAGGGTGATGCGCTGGAACTCCTTGGGCTTCAACACGATACCCATGCTGGCCGTTGTACCAAGCGCCTTCTCCTCAGGCACCGAGGCCAGGGCGTTGATGGCGCTCTCCGGGAGGTCCTTCTCGGTCTTCGTCAGCAGAGGTACAGCCTTCCCTGCGAACTGTGAGGGGATGACGTCCTTCTTGATTTCACCCTGCTTGTCCTCTGCCGACTTGATGCCGAACGCCTTCTTCAGCATGTCGTCAGGCACACTCGCAACCTTGGCTGCGGTGTCCATATCCATCTCGCCGGCGCAGTAGACCGAGGCAACTTTCTCCCCTGCCTCAGCACTGGGGATGTAGCGCGTGTCCCCTTGCCTCACGATGAATACCATCACCTTGGCGGTGCGGTCAGCGCCGATGAAGACGAAGCTGATGTCGAAGAAGCGTGGGTAGGGATTGTAGACGAAGACCTTCCTGCCGTCGGGCAGGATGCGGTTCATGTGGTTCTTCGTCCACTCATCGTAGTCGTTGCGGGTGATGCTGAGACCACGAATGCCAACACCATCCTTGGCCCTGAGCTCCTTGTGAAACTTGACTATGGCCAGACCCGGATAGGCGAACTTCTTCGGGTCGAAGGTCTTCATCGCCTCCTGATAGAGCTTCCAGTCGGTGGTGATTGAACTCAGGTCGTAGCAGACCTTCGAGCCCATGGAGACGTCTGGGTACTGCCCGAGCTTGAGCTTGTCCCACACGGGCACGCCACCGAACTTCACGCACTTGTCGTGGTCGACTCGGCAGACGAGCTCGACGCGCTTCATCCCCTCATTCCACACCGCAAGTTCAACCTGACCGTAGGCTCGGCTTGGGTCCTTGTTACGATGGTGTGCGTAGGGGTACGCATTGTAGAAGGTCGGGTAGCCGTAGGTCCACTTCTGACCAAGCGGGCGGTCGACTAGCGGATTGCCGGACCATCCCGGAGGTGTGTGGATGAGCCCCGCCTCCTCGAAGTGGTCTCCGTTGATGTTGCTGCCGTAGTACTCACCCGCACCCATGGCGTTGACGAGAACGTATTGGCAACCAGGCTTCGGCTTGAGGTTGGCGATGTACTGCAGCACCTCAGGAAGCAGGTTGACCGATGCCGTCTTCTCGAAATACGAGTCGGCAGGGCCGAAGAGTGGCACGGCAGACAAGCCGTGCTCACTCTCTGAGAGGAAGGTGCTGAGCTTGTACATGCTCAGAGGTTCCGGCGGTACCTCACAGGGCCGAACTCACCCTCGATGCCGAAACCACTAGGCTGGGCCTGCGGTGGCTTCATGGTGCTCATGAGGATGGTGCCGGCAGTCTCCGGGCTCTCCATCATGCGGCGCATGAGTGAACCAGATACGACAGGGTCTTTGCCGTAGGCCGGGTTGATGCTACGCATGGAGTCGTAGGCGGTGTTGAAGAACTTCGGGTTGCTCTTCTGCTGTGCTCCCAGGTCTGGGTTCGCTTCCAGCATGGCAGTGAACTGCCGTCGCTTGCTCGCGGCACCCATGAGCTTCTGGGCTCCGACACCCACACCAGCCACACCAGCAGCGCCGAGAGCGCCGGCCGCACCCATCGCCACGTTCTCCCCAATCTTCCCGCCGGAGCCCTTGAGGCCACCCCAAATGCTCTTCATGAAGCTGGGGTCCGCTGCCTTCCTCCCACCCCGTGCAGCAGCACCAAGCAGCTTCCCGAAGAACGCTTCCTTGGTCTGCAGTGCATCATCAAGAGGGCTGGTCATCAGTACGCTCCCATTTGAAGTTGCTGCCTGCGAATCATCCCTTGGTGCGTGTACGGGACCTGTGACATCGCGTAGTTCTTGATTTGCTGGTAGGTGGGGCTGTAGCGCATACGGTCGCTGAGTTCCTTCGCTCCCAGCGCACCGGCGCCAACCGCCACGGCAGTCGGTGCCAGCCTGCCTGCTGTCGCCATACGCTGCGCCCCCTTGGACCCAGCGCCGAACAGAACCTCGCCAGTCTCCTGGCCTGCCTTGCCGGTGTACTTACCGGCTGTCTGCAGCGCCTGCCGAACTTTTGGGACAAGTCCGCCCGTCGCCTTGAGCTTCTGAAACAACGCCAGCTTCTGCAGGAACCCGTCGAGCTCGTCACGATGAGTGATGAGTTCCTCCTGTGCCGCATGAACCTCCGCCAGCTTGTCGAGCGTGGTGCAGTAGGCCGCCATGGAACCCACCAACGGGTGCTTGGGGTTGACGAATCCCTGATGTGCAGTCTTCTCGAGAGACCCACCAACAGCATCCACCGATGGGAACACACCATCCTCGACGAGTCGTGGGCCGATGTGAGCGAAGGCGGTCTTCACGTAGTCCGCATCGGTGATGACCTGCTGCCACGCGGCGAGAATCTGCCCGAGCTCGACGCCATCCATCGCAGCCTGCTTGACCTGCTGGTAGACGTCATCCAGGCACTCCCGGAACTGGTTCTCCAGGGAGAACAGGTCGCTGGTGAGATGCTCGGCCGCGCCCGCCAGCTTGTCCCGAAGCTCGGTGGCATCACCGGTTGGGTTGGCATGGGGGTACGGTTCATCCTTGGCGTCGAATGCCTCCCGGAGCATGGTCTCCTCCGGGTCGAAGTCCAAGGCGGAGCCGTGCTTCACCACCACTGGCTGCTTACCAGTCATGGCTGAGAGCATCTTGACCTGCATCGCCTTCTGCTTCTGACCGAATGGGTCGAAGCCAGCCGAGCCGTAGCCTGGCAGCGAGTAGGACTTCATGACGTCGCCCTGCATGTCCTGAGCGATGTCCATCATCGTCGGACCACCGACGCGCACCTGTGCGGCCTTCTCGAGCTCGGCGTGTGCACTCAGGGCGTCATGAACCACTGCCAGGTTCCGGTCCAGCACCTCGGAGGTCTTGGCCTGCGGCGGAGGCAGTGAGTAATCGGCGAGCCCACGGTCGAAGACCGTGCCGCCACCACCGTCATTGAGGTCCCGAAGTACATCCGCCGGGTCGGCGGGTCCTCCATGGAACTCGATGTACTTGTGACTCGAGCCCTCCTTGTTGAACTCGGTCAGGTAGGCATTGGTGTTCGCAAACTCGATGACTCGACGCACCTGCTCGGGGCTGAGCCCGGCGTGCTTGACCGTTTCGACGACTGCGTCACTGAGCGTCTCGGACTGGCCATCGACGTAGCGCTTGGACGCGCATTTGCCGAGAACCTCGAGCTCCTCGCCCGTCTTCGGAACGGCGTGCTGCTGCTGAAGCAGCGTAACGGAAGGGAGGTCGTGCATCGGAAACCCTTTCAGTTGTCCTCTACAGAAGTACCATGTACCTATTGAGCATGGGAAGCGAGGACCTGGTCAGCCGCAAGGAGGCCGCAGCCATCTTGGGCACCACCGTCAAGATGGTAACCTACTGGACAGACAAGGAAATCCTCAAGGCCCACCCAGTCGACGGGGACCCACTCGGTAGGCTCATGTACGACCGAGAGGAAGTGGCGGCCCTAGCCGAAGCGCATGAGCGTGGAGAGAAGCTCTCCGACGTTGCCATGACCGCCAAGGTAGCCTATGCCTCCGCGCGTGTAGCACAGAGGAAGGCGGACATGCTAATGCGTGCGTTTGGGTACGGTCCGTCGCTGAGCACGGACCCAGAGTCCGTGCGCGCTCTGCACCTCGAGGCGGAGGAGGATTGCAAGCGGGTCATCAACGGTGAGGAGCGAGTCAGCTACTGGGCTGACAAGTTCTTCGGCATCTGCGACATCTACATGGAGCATGTAGCTGAAGTGATGAAGACCGAGGAGCCATGGGAGCCCTACCTCACCCTGATGAGGCGACTCGCCAAGAATGCCGACTACGATGAGGCCGCCCACAACCCACTGCTGCGGCACGCCTACCACCAGTTGACAGCATCCAGAGCTGCATTCCGGCAATCCTTCTTCACCTACCTCAGTGCCAAATTCGGAGTTAGAAAAGCGAGGAAGGCATTCCCTCAGGAGTTCGGCGGTGAGATGTACCGCATCATGCGCTACGCGGTGACGAACCGCTAGCCCTGGTCGATTGGCCCCGGCCAGTTCTGCTTGCGGAAGCCGTGGGCGTCCTCGGTGTCCGGCGCGATGATGTCCGGGCGCGGGTGGTCGAACATCGATGCGAGCCAGCAGTACAAGAACGCGTGGAAGGAGTCGTCCGGCTTGTCGACGCCGTGCTTGTACTGAATCATCTTCAGGTTCTCGTTGTACTCACTGAAGATGTTGAGCATGTCCTGACCGAAGGGGTCACGGAAGTCCTGCCACCGTGGGAACTCACACTTGCCACGCTTGATGGCGTTGAAGATGTCGCTCATTACCTCAGTGCGGCTCACTAGGTAGCGCTGCAGCTTCCCATCCCACACCACCTTGCCTCGAGCAGAGCGAGCCAAGTACTGGAACTTGCGCACGCGCTGAGCGCCGAACGTCTTCACCAACTTGTAGTTGCTGCTAAATCCTCCGCCGTAGTCGGAGCCAATCCACTTCACGTTGAAGAACCGGATGAGCTCGATGATGCGCTCGATTTGCACGTCGGGGTCCACCTCCTCACCCACGAACCGGTGGGCGAAGATGACCCGGAACTTCATGTCGATGTACATCCCGAGGAAGATGACGGTGTAGCTGTGCTCTCCTGTGCCCCAGTCGATACCGGCATACACGCCCTGCGCATAGCTGAGCTTGCGGTAGTTCTCCATGTCCGCCATCTTCAGCTCGCCCTTGCAGGCGTCTCTCAGTTGGCGGGTGGTGAGTGGACGAAGACCGGAGTCGTAGGAGAGCCCGAGGCACTCGTTGTAGAACTTCTCTCGGGGGTAGTGCTCGTAGTTGTGGAGGATGTCGTTCTGCCAGTCGACCCACGGCACCATGAGCTGAGGGATGCGGTAGCTCTCCCAAGGAGCCTCCTTCACCATCCTCATCCACGTCGCGTCTGGGTGCATCGGGTTGATGAGCCGCTTGCACTTCTCACAGATGAGCCCACGCTTGCCGATGTTCTTCTCACCAAGGACGTTCCAGAACCTACCTGCTTCTCCTCCATGAGCATCACAAGGGACCACCCACTCGTTCTGGGTGCTCATGTTCGCGCGGTAGTACTCGAGGTGATTGTCCAGACTCTTCGGTGTCCCCGAGTACACCTGGCGCTTCAACGTCTTGGGAGCGTGGCTGAGACACTGCTCGATGACCGGGACGTTGTCCTGCAGCACATCCTGGAACTCATCGATGGCCAGCATGTAGGCTGGGATGCCGCGCGTGCGGTCAGCATTCAGGTAGGCGTAGCGCAGCGTAATCTTCGAGCGGTTGATGAACTGCTTCTCGAAGATGTTCTGCGACAGCATCGTCGTGGTGAACCGACGCAGCACGGGGCTGGTCTCGATGGGTTCCTTCACACGGTCGTTGCTGAAGGTCTTCGTCTGCGTAGCTGATGGACTGACATACAGAGCCTTGTACGTCGGGATGAGGCTCATGTAGCAGATGATGATGTTGCCCAGCAGAGTGCTCTTCTCGACCTGGCGTCCACAGAACAACAGCAGCCGCTTCGCCGGCGTGTTGTAGCAACGCACCATGTGCCGGCGACCCTCGAAGCTGAACTTGTCTATCTTGACGCGCTCGTCTTCGTTGCCATCTTCATCGATGAACTTCTCCGCTCGTGGCATCCAGAACGCGTAGGAGGTGAAGTCCGCTGGAGTCAGAGCGGGTATCTTCTCCTGCTTCTTCCTAGCGTTCTGCAGGACTATGGGGTCTTCGACGAGCTCCGGCTCAGGTATCCAAATGCGGTCGTCGTACCAAGTATCGTCCCACTCGTCCTCGGGTTCGACGTAGACTGGTTCAGCCGCCATGTACCCTCCGAGGTTCACAGACGACCTGGGTCAAGCAGTTCAATGGCTCGGTGAATCTCTGTTCGCTGCCGTACCAAACCTCAGCGGGCAAGTCGCTTTTGCGGAGGACCCTGATGGTGACTGGATAGCGCTGCAACTTGTAGAACCCGTCGCAAAAGAGCTCCGTGAACACTTCAGTGCTTACACTAAGGGGTATCTGAGAGAGTGTGGATGGCACGTCGACCGCTTCCGATTTCGTGCAGGTCGATTCGAGTTCAGGTGTCGCCCAGAGACAACCTACCGTTCAGCGCCGCGTAGAACTGCCCGGCGAGGGTCGCTGGGTCCACCACGTTCCCAAACCCCCGAGCCCGAAAGTACCAGCTCACCAGGTCAGGGGTGTACTTTGCCACCAGCCTGCGCTTGTCAGCTTGGAAGAACTCCATGGCGACCGGGCTCAGCACCTGAGGGAAGTGCTCCAGCCAGTAGGCTTCCCATCTCTTCTGCTGATTGGCATCAGCTTTTCTCAGGTCCCCCGCCGCCTTCGGCAGGAAGAAGTGAATGACGAGGTCGCCATCTATGACGGTGAACTCGGCGATGAAGTGTGGGAGCTCCGTGCGCACGAACCTTGGCACGGCCCTCACCACATCCGCTTCCGTTCCTTCCATGAGCCTGCTCTCCGAACCGAGCATCCCAACCACCTTGTCCTCAGGCACTCCCTGCAACGCCACCGTTCGTTCATCGTTCGACATCTGCTGACTCCTCTGGGCTGGCAATCGGCATCACGTCTACGGTGTGCTCTCCTGAAGTGAGCTCACCGATGTATGGCACGTCCTCCTTGTCCGTCTTCAAGGCAATGGCCTGCAGCTCAGCCTGCAGGTCCGAGTCTGGACTGCCGATGTCATTCATCATCTCCCCAAGCATCTTGCTGGCGAGTACGTAGTCCCTGGTCTCCGAAGCACCGCTGTGTCCGCCCACCTGAGACGAAGTGAATGCCTGCAGCATGGTGGACGCTCTGGTAGCCGTTAGCAGACGTGACAGGTCTAGCTGGTTCGGCATGTACCCCATCCGCATCTGGTTGAGGATGGTGCCCATGGTCCTCGTAGGCTGGTCCGCCATCATGCGCCGTGGGTCACGATAGGCTGACTTCTTCATCGCAGCGCGCATCTGGTCTTCGTACTCATCCGAGTCTGGATGAACGAAGTCCACGCGCAGTCGGAGGATGGCTCGCAGCTCAGTGCTGTCGAGAGTGCTCGTGTTGAAGAAAAAGAACTTGTAGCGTCCTACAGCCTCCACATCACAACCGTGCCCTAGTGCCTTCATCCGATGAGAGATGAGAGCGAGAGGGTCATCCGTGATGAGCATCGCCTCCATGTCCTCCTTGGCCCTGGGGTCCTCGAGAATCTCCAGGGCCTGCCGCACCGGCTTGTTGGGGTGGAAGAGGTAGTGGATGCAGTGCTTCGCCAAGAAGCGGCTGGACGCGGAGTGCAATAGGTCGTGGGGCCGGAAGTTCTTTGGCAGCTTTAGGCCACGCCGCAGGCGGTCCAGGTAGGAGGGGCTGAGAAAATCGAGCTGCTTGAGCCGCAGCAGGTCTATGACGTCATCATTGCTGTAGTTGTCCGGGTGTACCAGTAGGTACTTGATGTACACCTCGCACGGGCTGCGGCGAATCATCCCCTCCGAAGATGTACCAGACGGAGAGAATGCTCAAGTAGTTCGTGCTACTGACCCTGGAATGCCAGAACCTTGAGCCCCTCGAGGACCTCTTCAACCGTGCGCACTGCGCGCTCGAGCGCCGTGGTCGGCAGGTCCATGCCAACGCGGGCAGCCAGCAACAAATCGCAGAGTTTCTGCTGTGCTTCCTCAATGGAGGGCATGTAGCTCACGAAGCTCATGATGTTCTCGGGGTTGATGAACCCGAGGCTCAGGACCGTGTCGACAGCGGTGGGGTCGGGAATGACCGCCGCCTCCTTCGTGAGGTCGCGACGTAGGCGCCCAGCGATGACCACGAGCTCCTGAGCCCGAGCGCGGGCCAACTTGTCCTGCTCCTCAGCCAGCCGGATGGGTCGACCCGTCACCACTTTCACAGGCTCGTTCAGGGAGTGAGCCAGCTTCTGGACCCCGTGGGCCTGCTCCACCCCGAGTGCCGCCAGGAGGAACATCGCCTGGTCCAGGTCCACCATCTGGGTCTCCGCGCTGGCGAGCTTGGACACGGCCGGGCCGGCGAAGCTGAAGCAGTCCTCGGCGCCTCGCACCCAGACGTGGCTCTCCTTCTGCTCCTCGCCCTCCTCAGGCTCGTTGCTCTCCATACCCTCGGGGACACCCTCCGGGGCGGACTCGTGCCAGTCCTCGGGGGCCTCGCCCTGAGGCTCCTCGGAGCCAACCAGGGCCACGGCATCCGCAGCGCCCAGCGGAGTCCACTGCCAGTGCTGGGGAATCAGCACCTTGCCCTCGGGTGACTGAAGCACCGTCTGGATGTTGGGCTGGATGCTCACCTCCACGGGCCGGCCGTCGAAGGTGTTGCCCATCAGGGTAGGAGGCTCACCCGGCGAGGCATAGGAACCACCCTGCAGCTCGAGCGGAATGGTGGCCTGCAGCTCACCCTCATCGGTGTAGCTGAAGAAGGCACCAGAACCACCAGGCTCCCCTGTAGGAAGGTTGCCGCCGTCGCCGGCAGGCACGCCCATGATGTCCGGCTGCATCGCCGAGTGAGAGCCATTCGTGAACATCGCCAGAGGGAGGGGAGTGCCATCGACATCGAGCAGGTTCGGGATGACGAAGCCGATGAGCTCCTTCCCACTCTGTTCGTCGGTCACCTTGTATAGGCCCGCCTCGTTGATGACCTCAGGCTGCTCCTGGTCGAGAGCACCCTCATCAGGCTGGGCAGTGGCGCCCTCGGTCATGGTGACCTGGCCAGACTCATCCGCTGCCAGCGCCACCTTCTCACCGAAGTGCTGCACCACATCCCGGCGGCTCACAGGTACGGTGGTCGGCCTCCAATACAGGACGCTGGCCGTCTTCATGAGGTAGCCGTCAGGCTGCTTGATGAGCTGGACCACCGTCGGCTTGATGTTGGAGGCCAGTGCAGAGGCGCGCTTCTCCTGACTCACCGGCTCGTACTTGGCAAGGATTCCCAGCGGTCCAACCGTAGCGCTGTTGTTGTGCTGGTAGGCTGCCTGCAGGCTCTCATCCGAGCCCAGCTTCTCGAAGAACGAGTCCACGTCGGATTCGTTGAAGGTAGTGATGAGAGCAGCAGTGAGAGAGGCAGTCCTGTGGAAGGCGACCTTGGCAGAGGCAGTCTTCTCCTTCGTGGTGGGCGGCTTTCGGAAGCCGGCATCCTTCTCTTCTAGCTCCTTGATGAGGTACTCCTCGAGCACCGAGCTCTGCTTGCCCATGCCAGCATTCATCGCCACGCCACCACCACCGAAGCCGTAGTTCTGACGGTACGGTGGGTAGAGCTGCGAAATCATGGACTGGTCACCAGGCGTCTGTGAGGTGACGTCGAACGCCTGAGGACGGAACAGCGCCTGACGCAGGCGCGCCTCGGTCAGCGGGAGCACCTTGCCCGTGTCGTTCACGAGCAGGTCGAACGGAGCCAGCTTGCGCTCGCGGATGATGACGGGGATGCGGACGGCACGAATGCCGGCTGCCTCCATCATGTCCGGGCTGGTCCCCATCTGAGCTTCGCTCTTGCTCGAGATTTCGACCTGCCCCATCCCGTAGCCGCGCTCGCTGTCCACACGCTCCATCGTCACGTGAGGCTCGAAGTCGGCGATGTACGGGACCTGCTTGTACAGCTCCTGCAGGATTTCCTGCGGCCACTGGTTCGGGTCCTCGGGAAGGTCGACTTCACCGGCGGTCTTCTCGAGCGCGACTTCAGGCTGGATGAACAGAGGCTGCGTCATGTCTTTCCTCACGGCGGTACGCTGATTATGGCATCGAAGCTGGCTTTAGCAGAAGGTGTGGGCCCGAAGATGAGGACCCCGAAGACGTCGGGCTGGCTGAAGGGTAGTGGAGGCACCCCAGTATCCACTGGTGACTGTAGCTGTGGAGCCTGGGCCGCCAGCCATGCGGAGACTGCTCCCACCGTAGTTCCAGAGAAGGAAATGATGTAGAACGGCCCCACGCCGAGCGCAGCGGTGAGTGAGGCAGCAGCTTGAATCGCCGGAATCTTGATGGCCAGCGCAGCCTTGATGAGCAACTGCAGCCCACCAAGTTGTACTTGTAGCGTCGCAGCCAATGCCGCCGTGGCAGCGAGCTCGGCACCGAGACTGAGCTGAATGGGTGGAAGCCCGAGTGACAGAGCACCAGCCAGTGCAACCTGCAGTTGAGCCAGTGCAGCAATGGATGCCTTGAGTGCACCGATGATGCCGATGTCGCCGATGGAGATACTCAGTGACAGGCTAGCTTGTGCTGCCAGCGCAGCGTTGAACTGTGCTGCCAGCGCAACCTGGAATGGACCGAGGCCGAGAGCGAGCAGCGCGTCTATCTGAGCACCCAGTGGGTTCAACAGAGCGACGGCTGCAGCCGCACCGACGTTGAAGTCGATGAGATTGATAGCGCGGTAGGCGTCGGGTAGAGCCATGAATCAGACGAGGATGGTGGGGTTACCTGTAGAGATGACCCCTTCGAGGAACTGACCGGAGAGGATGGTACCTGGTCCCTGCGGTGTGGTGATGGCAATTGGAATCGTGATGGCCACGCGTACCGTCGAGCCTACCGATGCCACCGGCTTTCCGCCACCATTGAGCACCAGGCCACCTCCGGCCGTGCCCAGCTCCGCACCACTCTTGCCGATGAGCTTCACCGAGCCCTCGGCTTCGACGGACACGTTCTTCTTGCAGAAGATTTCGATGTTGTCGTCCACGGTGAGCCGGAGCTTCTTCTTCACCCGCAGGTTCACTGAGCCTTCCCAGCGCCCCATCATGTTGCCTGCACGGTCTACGAAGATGCGCAGCTTCACATCCTCAGCGTCTGCCTTGAATTCACCCGCATCCGTCTCAAACCCGTTGCGGGCCAGCACCATCTCGAAGACTGTGTCCTCGTCAGTCCCAATCTCGAGCTGGTTGTTGTTTGAATCCTCACCAGCATCACCAGTGGGCTCCGGTACTGGAGAACGTACTCGACCCATGGCGAAACGCATGTCTGCATACTCATCGTTGGCGAACACGCGCACGGTGTGACGCCATTCCGTATCCGGGTCGTCGTTACCCCGGTCCTGCACACCCCAGTTGATGGAGCCGCCCGAGTTGAAGTGGTTGTACTTCTGGCTGATGTCGGTGACGAGGTTCTGCAGCGGGATGCAAATCCGTTGTGCGAGTGGGGTCGCGCCAAATTGGGCCACTCCTCCACGATGCAAAATCATGAAGTTCCCATCTCTCGTTCGGGCTACGATGTCGCCCGGCTTCCCACGAGTCCTGCCACCTGCGTACGTGTAGTCGCTGGTACTCTCCGTATTGCCCGCCGCATCCGGTGAGGTTCCCGCAGGGGCCTCCTCGCTTGAGGTATCGGGAATCGTCACCATAGGCATGATGAAGGCCAGGACAAACGGCGGCGGCCCGTCCGAAGGAATGCAGATGAGACACTTCGCTCCTACCTCCGGTACAACGTAGAGACCCTCACCCTGGTTGGCGTTCATGTAGGGACTCGCAACCTGCAGGTCGAGCATGACCTTCTGGTCGAAGATGGTGGCGACGTCCACCGTCCAGTTGGTCATGTTGACGTTGAAGATACGCGCCTCGTGAACGTAGGCGGCGACTGCACCCTCAGGCTGAGTCCACGATGAACGAGCGAAGCTACTCCACGCCAGTGGGTTGAAGTAGTCGGTGTACATGCCCTTGAGTGCGGGCATCTAGTACCCCCACTCGGGCAGACCCTTCAGATGAGGCGCCTTGAAGTGGTGGCGCTTCTTCGTCATGCCGAACTCCGCACCGTAGGCCGCACCCGGAATGGGATGCAATCCATGAAGGTCGCTCGCCGAGCCCTCTGCCGCAGCGTCGGTCAGGGTCTTGGTCAGCCGGTTGTAGTTCAGCTTGGCCATCCAGTCTTCTTGCATCGCCCGGGGCATCACATCAATACCCTTCATGATGGGAGCGTGGGTGATGGGCTTCTTGCCGGATTTCACGAGCTGGGAGTTCACCGCTCGGACCTTCGAGGTGGGCTGGTACTCACCCTTCAGGATACCGGACGCACCTCCTGGAGAGCGTACACGTGTGAGGTTGCTCATCCCCTTCACCACCGTCTCGATGTGCTGGCGGCGCACGCCCTCGTTCTTGAAGATGCCATGGAGCTCGTCCGTCAGGTAGTTCTGCACGCGCTCCATGTTGTTGGTGGCCTTGTACAAGTCGTGTGGGTTCACGAAGGTACGGGCGGGGTCACTGAGCTGCTGACCAGCCTCGACCTTCATACCCACCTTCGGCGGAGTCCAACCAGGCGCCTGCATGTTAGGTAGTGAGGTATGAAGTGACCTACCAGTTCGGTCCTTTGGAACGAAGTGCTTCATCCCATCGATGAAGATGTTGGTACCAGTACGACCCGTCTCCACCTTGTCGACGGTACCAGATTTCATGGCTAGAGAGGCAGAGTCCGGGATGCGCTTCGGCAGCAGCGTGAGCTGCTTGGTGCGGTCGAACATGCCGAGCGTTCCACCACCCTCTGCTTTCACACCACCTGAATGGAATGCCTTCAGCGCGAGCTGCACCGAGCGCTCACCGAGAGACTGCGCTCCGAGCACGCCGACGTTGGTGCCCTTGTCGTAGTACTGACCTGTAGGACTGAGCCCAGCGCACTTCTGGCAGAGACCCTCTCCATGCTCACACTTCAGGGTCGAGCGCACGACAGCCTGCGCGTTCTTGTCGAGCCGGCGAATCTGACCGACCACGTCTGGGGACATGATGGTCCCCTTCTTGAAAGTGCGACCACGCACCTTCAAGTCCGTCGCGAGCTCGCGGTCGTGCACGTCCTTGCTGCCTATAGGCAGGCCAACACCACGCTGGGTACCACAATCGTCACCATTCACCACCATGTTCATCGTGGTGTTGATGAGCTGCTTGGAGAAGTACCCCGGGTCCTGAACCTCCTGCACCTTCTGGATGGAGCCCTTGCGGGCACCGCTGGACTGGGTCCAGTACCCCGCCACGTCGAGTCCTTCGGAGTAGGACTTCGTCACCGGCATCGGTATGGTTCGCCCAGCAGCATCCTCGAGGAGCATCGGTGCCAGCTTGAGCTGCTGGTACTGTGACCACTTCGGCTTGATGCCAGCATCGTGCATCCTGAAGAGGTTGTCCGGGTTCTTGGTGGCACCAGACAGGTGCTTCTGCTGCATCTGAGTGGTGGCCTTACCCCACTCGGCAATGGCACGCTGCTCCTTCTGAGCCTTGGTCAACCCAGAGTTGTTTATCATGTCCACACGCCGCTGCGTGGCTCGGATGATGGGGTCTCGAACCTTCCTGTCAGGTGTCAGGTCATCGAGGCTGAGCGAGTGGGTACCGACGGGAAGGGTTTGAACCTTCTTGGGATTCTCCGCTGCGTCGATTGCACCAGGACCCACATGCTTGCCTGGGTGCTTCAACCGAATCTGTCCATAGGAGGCATCGAAGCCAAAGTCCTTGAGCTTGTTGGCTGCATCCCCAAACTCCTGAGGGTGCTTCCTTGCCAGCTCACCGTACAGCTCATCGATACCCCTGCCGTTGAGCTGGAACTTGTGGTCTGTCAACACGCGCTGCTGCATCGGCTTGGGCAGCGCGGTCGACAGCAGAGCTCGACCCGGTGTCGTCTTGCCTAGCCCCTTGATTTGCGCCAGCTCATCGATGCCGAGCTTGCCCGACTGCACAGCCTTCAGTGCATCAGCGGGGCTGCCGAACCTTCGGTTACCGGTACCACGCACCTGAGTCATCTTGTAGAGACCGAGCGCGCTCTCGAGCGTGGGGGTGTACGCCACGCGCCCAGTCGCCTCATTGAAGAGGTTCCTGGAAGGCATCATGCCGCGAGCCTCTTCGACTGCCTCGTCGCTTATCGGCACGTACATGCTCATCTGGTCGCCATCGAAGTCGGCGTTGTACCCAGAGACGGTGAGCGGATGAATCTTGATGGCCTTGCCCTTCACCCGATGAGCCTTGAACGCCTGGATGCTGTGCTTGTGCAAAGCTGGGTCGCGCTTCATGAGCAGCGGCCGTTCCTCCATCACCATGTCGAGCGCACGCTGGACGTTCTTGTCTCGATGCACACCCTTCTTCGTCAGCATCTCCTGCGCCTCGAGGGCGCTGGGCGCAACGCCGAGCTCGGTCATCTTCTTGACCACGAACGGTCGGAACAATTTCAGCGCCTTCTCCTGAGGGACGCCCACGTCATCCAACCCCATGCCCGGCTCTGGCACGATGGTCGAGCGCATGCTCATGTCCTGACGTCGACTGAGCAGCGTCTTCTGGAAGTAACCTTCCTTAGGTGACGCGCCGGAGATGAGCTCCATGACGCCCTTGGCCTTCTTGGTACCCTTCTCCGAGCTGGACTGCCCGACACCAACCAGGGCCTTCAGGCCATCGTACATCTCTCGGCGGTGCTCCTTCAGGTCGGCATCCCCGATACCGAGGTGTGCCTTACCCTTGAGCTCTTTGAGCTGACCGTTGTTCTGAGCGAAGTTGGAGTAGAGACCGTTGAGGTCCTCCCAGCGCACGTTGCCATCCTTCATGATGCTCGGTGGGCGCATGGCAGGAGGAAGCACGGGGAGGTTCTTGACGGTGTACGCGTCGTCGGGACTGACCCCCTTCTCCTTGAGCAGGCTGAGGTACTTCACCCGCTTCAGAGCATTGTCGAGCTTCTGGGTGTTGGCTCCATGAGCAAACCCTGAGGGGATGTTGGCAGCATGCAAGTCCTTCTTGGCTTGGTCGAGGGCCTTGTCGACGCTGAGCCCTTTCAGCGCGCCGGCGATTGCTGCCCCACCAGTATCACCCTTGCCTAGTGCAACGACGTTGCCCTTCTTGTCCAGAGCCTTGTCACCATTGACCACGTCGTTGTACTGCCTACCAGTGAGGCCGAGCACCTTCTGGATGGCACCCTCGAACATCGGGTTCGGCATGGGCTCGGCGAGCTTCATGTGACTCCACTTCTTGCCGCCCACACCACCAGTCACCTTCTCGTCGAACAATCCTCCTGGTAGAGGCTTGAGGTTGCCCTCCTTGTCCACCTTTGAGTAGGTCAAGCGGCTGGGCTGCTTGAGCTCACCCGAGGACATCTTCATCACCTCAGCATCCGTGAGCGGGCTGAGCTGCATCCGGTGGCCCTTCTTCTCCACATTCACACCGGAGGCACGCAGCATGTCGGTGAACTTGCGGAAGGCGAAGGTGGGCTTGGGAGTAGGCAGTGGCTCACCTAGCTGGATGGAGTTCCACACCTCATGGTGCTGACTGGGGAACTTCTTCGCCTCGGGTGCAGGGTCGGGGCCCTGGGACTTCCACGTCTGCGCCTCACGGATGTTGGCCTTCGCTCCATGGGCCAGCAGTACGTTGAGTCCGAGATTGCCGAACGACTGCCCGCCACTCTTGCCTCCACTGGTGGGCATGAGGTTGACGTCGTAGGTCTCGGGCGTCTCGCCCTTGAGCGTCAGACCAGAGCGGACGCTGACCTTCTTGTCCACCTGGTGCTGCAGCTTGAGCATGTGCTGGGGTCCAACCAGAGCCTTGCCCAGGCTCTTCCCCGTCCTCGGGTCTACGAGCTCCTCTTGGTCACTCAGGCCGTGCCTCTTGAGCTCCTTCTTCACTCGGTCGACCTGGTCCACACCGTGCTCGAAGTTGTCGATGACGATGGGCTTGCCAGTCTTCTTGGCCACCTTGCCCAGTGCTGTCTCCAGCACCTGACCGACGTTCATACGTCCGGGCACGCCCGATGGATTGAGGGCCACCTGCACGACCTCGCCGGACTTGGTACGTGGCATCTCCTCGTCAGGTACGACCTTGGTCACGATGCCCTTGTTGCCATGACGGCCGGTGAGCTTGTCGCCGACCTGCATCTGCTCCTCGGTCTTGACGTGTACGGTGACCTCGCCCTTCTTGTTCTTGTGGACGCCTACGACCTTTCCACCGTAGTCGCTGTCCCACTTGAGTGAGGCGTCACTGTGCTGCCCAGCGAGGCTCTTTCGGATGCGAGCGATGCCCGAACGGTCGGTGATTTGCACGGGACGTGTCGCCAATACCAGAGGGTCACCTGGATTCACATGCTGACCGACCTTCACCACACCATCATCACCCAGCTTCCCGTACTGCTCCTTCTTGTAGGACTCCGGGTGCTGCACCTGGAACTTCTTCGGAGCGGTGACGTCCTGGTCGGTGAGCTTCACACTCGGCTTGTGCATGTGCTCGCTGCGCAACTTCTTGGCAGCGCTCTCACTGATGACGACGCCATCCTCGAAGTTGTATCCCTTCCAGGGGATGTAGGCGACGTTGAGGTTGGCACCCAACGCCAGCTTGCCTTTCTTGGTGAAGTTGGTGTCGGCTACAGGCTGACCAGCCTTGACCTTCTGGCCCGGCTTGACCGTGGCCTCGGAGTTGAGAACGGACTTGGCGTCGTTCAGGGGGAAGTTGTCGTAGAGCTGGACGGTGTGAGCCTTGCCCTTGGAGTCCTTGAGCACGACTCCCTTCTTGGTGACCTTCTCCACAGTCCCATCCACCGGCGACATGTGCCCAGACTGTCGACCGATGAACTCCTCGAAGCTGCGAACACCCTTGCGGCCCGAGCCGGTGCCAACCTGTACCAGTGGCTCTTCACGGTCCTTCAAGCTGATGGCCTGCTCGATGTGGTGGGTCGCGTAGCTGGCGCGGTTGCCTGAGTTGTTCCCCATGAAGGGGATGAGGTTGCTCGTCATGCTGAACGCCTGCGATGGGTGGAACATCGCGTACTGGGCGTCCTTCATACTCATCTCCTCGAGCTCGTTCGCCTTCGAGGAGACCTTCACCTTTGAGCCTACCGCTGTGGGTTTGCCACCTTCCCACTTCACCTGGTCTGGCAGAACCACGTTCGACTTGACGAAAGTGCCTGGTCCGATGAGCTCCTTCTTGCCAGTTTTCAAGTTGTATACCGGAATGCGTGGTTCTTTCCCCACCTTCTTCACACCCATTGGCAAGTGAAGCGTCACGCCAGTCTTCTGGCCCTCAGGGGTATGCAGTGGGTCAACGAACCCGAAGTGGCTGGGGTTGATGAGCTTCGCCTCATCCATGATGGCGTTCTCGCTCTGAATGCCACCTGGGCCCATGATGGTGGTGGACATCGACGAGGCCATCATCTCTACAGGATTGACCTGGTCCGCCACCCGCATCGCCGAGTTCTTCCTGAAGGTGTCCTGCACGGGCTTGTTGAACACCTCACTGCGGACGACGTCTCTTGGTGAACTGGCGTTGTTGATTTGCCGCAGCATCTTGTTGCGGATGGACTTGGCCGTCTTCCAATCGGTCAGCTTGTCGTGAGCGTAGTCGCCTACGCTGCGCAGGTCCTTGAACACCAAGTTGTCCCGGTCGTCCTCTGGCGCGCCGGCCTGGACCTTGAGCATCTTGGAGGTGGCCCTGGTGAAGGCGTCACCCTCCACTCGGTCGAACTTCTTGCCCAGCGTGAGCTCGGTGGCATCGGGTCGGACCTCCGAGGCCATCAGGGTGTCCCGCACGTACGCCTCGGCCGCCTCCCTGTCCTTGGGCGCGAACTTGCGGTCGGCCTTGAAGAAGCGCTCGAGCGCGGTACCGGCGCCACGCGCATTCTTGTTGGCCTCGAGGACGTCCTTGCCCCATTGCCGCTCGAGCGTGTCATCGTCGACCCCCATCGCCTTCATGATGGGGTAGACGGGGATGCTCTTCGACTTCCCCCGCTCCATAAGGAAGGTCTTCTTCTCAGGATTGAAAGTGATGTCGAATGCCGGACGGTTGGCGATGTTGAACCTGGTCTCGAGCTCACCACTCTGACGGCGTCGGGTGTAGACCCCTGGCTTGAGCTGCCACTGGTTGTCAGCCTGGTATTCCTGACCGCCCACGATGTAGCTGTAGCGACGGGTGAGCACGGGCAGCTCCGCCACCTTCATCCGCTGAGTGGTCTCCTTACCTGTCTTGTGGTCCTTGAGGGCCATGGTGGCGTACACCGGTCGGCTGAAAGTGCCGCCCTCCACCTTGGCCTTGTGCTGACCCTCGATGTCATCGGAGTCGGCTTTCTCCATCTGCACGTCCAGGTCCTTCAGGACGAGCGACTGCTCTCGTCCCTCGACCGGGAAGTGGGAGCGGATTCCTTCCAGCGCCCGCTCCTTGAAATCCGCAAACGCCTCGTCGTGGTCCAGGTACGCCATGGGCTAGTCGATTCTAGCGTACTTCATGGCGGAAAGGCGCTGCAAGGAGTTGATGAACACCGGGATAAGAGGCGTGAAGGTGGCTCATCCGCCTTTCAGAAAGGAAGCATGTCAGGACCAGGCAACACAGGAGCACTCCTCGAGGACGAGTTGGACGACATCTACAGTGAAGACGGCCAGTCCGAAGAGGAGGACGAGGAGGACACGGATTCTGACGATGATGACGGGGACGACGACTGATGTGGTTGCCGTTTCTCGCAGGCGTAGCCCAGGGGGTGACGCTGTTTCTGATGGAGGTAGTCAGTGCTTCTCAATCCCATGCAAGGCGTACCCGTCCTGCCAGGGACCCGAATGCTGACTGAGAGCTTTGGCTTGGTGGGGGTCCTCATCGAGGACCCCCGCCGCGCCGGGCGCAACTGGACCATCACCAACCTGTTCGCGCCCGTCGGCCGGGCTCTCAACGGCATCCGAGCCAAGCTGGTCGACGAAAAGGGTTTCGTTAGCTTCGTGAACCAACGAGACCTGGAGCTGCTGCTGGACATAGCCCAGCCAGGCCAGTGGTGCCCCTGGACCGAATCTCGCTACCCCGGCATCAACTCGTTCGAGGAAGGGTGGTTCGGCATCTGCTGTGACGACGATGACCTGCTCGATGACCTGTACGAGCGAGAGCTCATGCTCCGCCAGCAGTACAACGGGCTCATCCCAGACGGTGTTGAGCTGAGCAGGAGAGTTCATCTCGAAGACAACAACGACCAGGAGGAGCTGCTGTTGCTTCTCTGGGACCGTGACCCCGATACCAACTATGCCCCCGACACCAGGATGGAAACTCTGCGACGTCGTTGGGTACAAGTCGAAAGGAGAAGACTGATATGGTCCAGAGTTTCGGACATGCAGCAGTAGCGAGTGGGCTCGCGCCCATCAACTACGACTCGGAGAAGCTCTGCCCTGAGTGCGGAAAGAACATCATGCTCACGGAAGCAGCGGTGCTTCTCCAAATCGTGATGCCGACGGCGAACGAGCTTCGCCAGGTACTCTACATGCCGTTCGAGAGAGCGGACGGTGGGTACGCCTACGAACCCTACTTCTTTCATGCAGAGTGCTGGGCAGCCAACAACGAGGCGCTCGACAAGCTGCTGAGCGAGTACGACTGCCACGCAGTACACGACGACCACAGCTTCATGACCTGCAAGCTGTGTTGCAGCGGGCTCCGAGTCGGTGAGCCTGCAGCGCTGGTGTCCCATGGTGAGCTTCGAGCGAGCCAGCGGTCACCAGACGGCATTCACACGCCGACGTTCTACACCTATCCCAACGGGCGAGAGCTGCTGTGCCTGTCTTGCATCCGCTCGTTGAATGAAGAAATCATGGGCCTGTGGGACCACATCTCGTATAGCGGTGAGTGTCCCGGTTGTACCTACGACAGAATCTGGCGCACCGGTGCGGTATGCCAACACGAGTATGAAGACCCCTCTGATGAGGATGACGAATAGGAGAACGAACGCATGGCTACATTGGAACAGGTAATCGCCACCTGCCTCATGACTCCGAGGCACGACCCCAGGGACGCAGCGTGTGTCTGGGGGTTGCCGCTGAACATCGTGGGGCTCTCTGGAGGCGGGAAGTCCGAGCGCATCGCTCAAGCATGTGCCGCCGTTGGCCTGCCGCTCTTCGTTGTGTTTCCAGCGTCGAAGCAGCCGGAGGACTTCGGCGGCGCGCCGTTCATGTCAGCAGATGGCATCATCATCGAGTGCATTCTCCCTCAAGCCAACAAGCTGCGGGACCTCGGTCAGGGTGTCCTGGCGATTGATGAGCTCAGCACCGCACGTCCTGCAGTCCAGGCGTCGGCGCTGGGCTTGGTCAACGACCGCCGCGTCGGTGACCATCTACTTCCTCCCAGGGTTCGCGTCGTCACGGCAATGAACCCCACCGAGTACGCCGCCGGTGGCTTCACTCTGGAAGCTCCGCTGGCGAACCGCATGATGCACGTCACATACGACATGCCTACCGTGAGTGAGTGGACCGATTGGCTCACTGGGCAACCTCAGCACCACCTCGAGAGCGTGGTCAACGCAGAGCAGAAGATTCTGGCAGGCTGGGATGAGCACTGGTCACAACTCCGTGGACTCATGGTTGGGTTCATGGAATCGAACCAGTCGCAGCTCCACCAGCAGCCCAAACCCGATGACCCAGACGCTAGTGGACCGTGGCGTAGCCCACGCATGTGGCACTGGGCCGGGCGTGGAATCGCTGCTTCGCGCTGCCTGGGGATGCCTGGCGACATCGAGAACAAGCTCATCGCTGGCTGCGTAGGTGAAGGGGTACTGCCTGAGTGGATTGAGTGGGTCAGCAAGGCCGACTTACCTCACCCGAGGGACATGCTCCAGAAGAACTGGATGCCGGACACCCAGCGTCTGGACATCACCATGGCCGCACTCACCTCGATGTCGATGTGGGTCTGCGACATGAAGGACCTGCAGGCGCAGCAGCAGTATGCCATCCCCGCTTGGGGCCTGGTGGACCGTGTGTTCGACGCCGGACTGGCCGACGTCGCCATGAAGCCAGCGAGCGCGCTGCTCGGCAAGAACCTGGGGCACACCAGCCCCAATCCGAGCTTGAAGCAGGCGGCGCGAGAGGTCATCCTCAAGCTCGGCCGCAGTGGCTACGCCAAGTTCGCAGGACTCATCCAATGAGCAAAGCACAACCGACGTACGAGGAGTGTGTCCTCAAGACCAACGACCTACTGGCGAAAGCCAGGCTCGCGGTGCTGCAAAAAGGGCCGTACTACTCCAGCATCATGTACGCACTCATCCCGGTCTACGTGCCTGGGTTCAGCACCATCGCCGTGACGGATGAACTCCACCTCATCGTGGACCCGGTACGCGTGGCGCTCGACCCAGAGTTCAGTGCCGTAGACCAGGACGGCCTACCTCAGAAGCTGGCGGGCACCATCGTCCATGAATGCAACCACGTCCTTCGGGACATGGAGCGCATCCGTTCCCTAGCCGGAGTGAACAAGGAGCTCGCCAACATCGCAGCCGACCTCCCCATCAATGCCGACCTACGAAAGGCCGGCTGGCAGCTACCGGCCTGGGTGGTCTACCCAGACCGGTACGGCTTCCCAGAGGGAGAGACGATGGAACAGTACTTCGAGCGGCTCATGAAGGACCCGAAGAAGTACATGAAGCAGACCATGCAGATGGTACTCGTCGCCAAGCAGGGCGGCGGTGGCAAGGGGAAGGGCAAAGGAAAGGGCAAGGGCGGTCAGGACCAGCAACCAGGACAGGGGCAGGGACCTGACAGTGGCCTCGACGTCGGCGCGGGGCAGTGCGGTGGCGTTGCTGGCAACCCGAACCCGAAGGAGAACCAGCAGGTGGACCCCAGCAAGAACCCAGGCCGGGGTCCTGCAGAGGTCGACAACGCCAAGCGCAAGACGGCCAGAGATGCCAAGCAGTACTTCTCTGGCTCAGGCCGTGGTGACTGCCCAGGTTGGGCAGAGGACATCATCAAGTTCAAGAAGCGGCGCGACCGTGACTGGGCGCGTGAGCTTCACTCGGTGGTACGACGACGCAGCGGCATCATCATGGCTGGTGGTGCCGACTTCTCATTGAGCAGGCCGTCACGACGCTCACTGCTTCGCGATGGATTGCTCCGACCCGGTATGGTGGAGCAGCAGCTCACTGCTGCCATCGCCATCGACACATCAGGCTCGATGGGCAAGCAACAACTACAGGCGGCACAGAACACGACCTGCAACATCATGGAGCAGATTGGGCTGGACACCGTCTGGGTGGTGCAGTGCGATGCACGCGTTCACGGAGATTGGACGCGCACGAGACTTCGAGACGTGTACAACATGACCTTCAAGGGGCGTGGCGGGACGGACTTCCGACCCATCTTCGCTCACCTGAAGAAGTTGCGACCGAGGCCGGACCTCATCGCCATCCTGACGGACGGTGATGGACCAGCTCCAGCGAAGGCTCCCGTCGGCATCGATACCATCTGGGTCATCGTGCCAACTTCCTACGGGCGACGACCTGCCCCATGGGGGCACATGGTGGTTTGTTCCAACGACCACGGCCTCTCCGACCCGTACTACTTCGACGACGAAGACGAAGATGCCACATGAAGTTCAGAGGTTGCGCCCTTCGGGGCGCTTCCTCACTAGCATTGTATTTTCTTCTTGCGCACATGAACCGCGTGTTGTATTTCCTGCGGCCCTGCCCTGCAAACTAGGGGGTGACGCAGTGATAAGAACTTCGCAGCAGACCGGAGACTCTGGGTTATCGGTTAGAGCGTTGGGCTCTGCTTCGGCGAGTCCAGAGGTCGCGGGTTCAAGTCCAGCCTCCTTGCCTCGGCGGGGAGTAGCTCAGTAACAACACCCAGTTTCGTCACTTGTCTGCTGCTCTGCCTTCACCAGGCTGACTACTTGGTGGAGGCGCTGAGCGACCGGATGGTGTGGGTTATCGCCAACACAGACATCCACATCAATGAACTTGTCGCTCTTTTTACCACTTGCTCCGTACGGAGCCGAAAGGAGTTCATCGTGGACTACGCATCGCAGGTCAGCAAGAAGGTCACCCCGCAGTCTGAGCAGGCGCGGGAGGACCAGGTGAAGAACTCTGCTGGTGGATTCGTCTTCCAGCTCACCTGCTGGGACCGGCTAGACCGGTTCTTGGTCCTCGGTAACGAGGGTGGCACTTACTACGCGGGAGAGCGTGAGCTCACCAAGCAGAACGCTGCCTGCATCGAGCAGTGCCTCAACGAGGATGGACCGCGCGCCGTTGCTCGCATCGCCGAGCTCAGTGTGACGAACCGCATCCCCAAGAACGACACGGCCATCTTCGCCCTGGCACTCGCCAGTGCGCACAAGGACCAGGCCGTCCGTAAGGCAGCGTTCGCTGCTGTACCTGCAGTGTGCCGCATCGGCACGCACCTCTTCGACTACGCCAGCGCCTGTGACCACCTGCGTGGATGGGGTGAGGCGATGAAGCGCGCCATCGCCAACTGGTACCTCAGCAAGAAGCCTGAGGATGTCATGTACCAGGTAGCGAAGTACCGGCAGCGCAATGGCTGGTCCCACAAGGACATGCTCCGCCTGAGTCACGCCGTTCCTACCAACGAACTCGCTCCCATCTTCCGGTGGGTGGTCGACTCCGAACTCGGGGAGCGCGTGGTCCAGGGAAGTGAGAAGCGTGGACGCAAACAGCGTCAGTACGCCGGCGTCGGTGAGCTCCCCGAGTACCTCGAGGCGTTCAATGAGCTGCAGTCATGCAACGAGAAGCGGGTCATCGAGCTCGTGCAGAAGTACGGGTTCACCCGCGAGATGCTGCCCACGCAGCACCTCAACTCGCTGGACGTCTGGGCGGCTCTACTGCCGAAGATGCCCATCACCGCCACGCTTCGGAACCTGGGCAAGATGACCAACATCGGACTGCTCACTCCTCTCAGCGAGGGTGCGAAGGTCGTGACGGCTCGCCTGACTGACCCGAACATTCTCAAGCGTGGGCGTGTGCATCCCATCGCGCTGCTCAACGCCCAGGCTATCTACGCCATGGGCCACGGCATCCGCCGGATGCAGAACCGTCGGGCGGACGAGAAGGAGCCCCTCACCTGGACTCCCAACCGCGCCATCACCGACGCGCTCGACGAGGCGTTCTACCTGGCCTTCCAGGGCATCGAGCCCACTGGGAAGAACATCCTACTGGCGCTGGACGTGTCCGGCTCCATGACGGGTGGCAGCATCGCTGGAGTGCCTGGGCTCAGCCCACGCAAGGCTTCGGCAGCGATGGCCATGGTCACCGCCAAGAGCGAGAAGAACTGGCACATCGTGGCCTTCAGCTCGGGTGGCGGTCGCCGTGCTGGCGGATGGCAGTCCGGCAACTCCAGCCGTGGCATGTGGGGACACAACTCCGACGGCATCTGCCCCATCGACATCACACCGAAGATGCGGCTCGACAAGGTCCTCAAGGTCCTCGAGGGCTGGCCCTTCGGTGGGACTGATGTGGCCCTGCCGGTGCTGTACGCCTTGCGGGAGAAGATGCAGGTGGACGCCTTCGTGACGTACACGGACAACGAGACCTGGGCAGGGGACATCCACCCTCACCAGGCGCTCGAGATGTACCGTCGGGAGACCGGAATCTCCGCCAAGCTGGTGGCCGTCGGCATGACGGCAACCGACTACTCGGTGGCGGACCCGAATGACCCTGCCTCGATGAATGTGGTCGGATTCGACTCCGCTGCACCCTCCATCATGGCGGACTTCATCCGGGGTTGAAATCCTGACGATGAACGGGTACAAGAAGGGTGGCGGATTCGTCCGCCACCCTTCGGCGACCGGATGTAGTGGGTTCTCCGAATTTTGGTTTCGACAAGCCCCACTGCAACTACTTGTCGCCATCTATCCAGGGGTAGCTCAGTGGTTAGAGCTCTTTCCTCTCTGCAGCTACTTGTCTTCCAGACCGAAAGTGGAGAGTTTTCGTCTCACAAACGAGAGGTCGTTGGTTCGAGTCCAACCCCCTGGACCTCATGGAGTGTGTAGCTCAATGGCAGAGCACGGTAAAATTTCCCTCTGCAACACTTGTCCACCCCCGGACCGAAGTTGAGGGTTATCGGTTGCTAACCCCGGGGTTACGGGTTCGAGTCCCGTCGCACTCCCTCATGGAACGTGTAGCTCAGCCAGGTAGAGCAGCGGTATCCAGATTCCCTATGCAGAACTTGTCCGAGAGGACCGACGTATAGGGTTATCATTCAGCACCGCTGGTCACGGGTTCAAATCCCGTCGCGTTCCCCACCTCCAACAGCACTTGCTCTCACGGGATACTCTCGTGCTGAGCCGAAGTTGAAGGGTTATCTACCGAAGCAAACAAGGTGATTAGTAGGCGGGATGTCGTATGGTCGACCCAGCGACATCCCGCCGGCCTTGTTTTCTAGCCCTGTATCAGGCAGCGCGCAGGGCCAGCGGCAATGAGCTCACCAATCTCTTCGCTCCTCGTCCGAGTAGTGCGATAGCAGTTGGCTCATCGTTCACATCAGGCTCCCTGAAGATGGAGACGGGCAGCCCGGCGCAGGTGGCCTTGTAGGCCAGCTCGACCAGCTCCTCCTTGGAAGGCACCTGCAGCAGCACGACGTTGTTGCTGTTTTCATACCAGTCTACGTCTTCCCTGGGATGCTCCACTCCAAAGAGCTTGGCAGCATGGACCATCTGAGCACCCTGGAGGCCCGGCGGCTCCAAGTCGTTTCGGACGATGACATACAGCTTGTTCATGACTACACTCCTACTGAGAGCGCCGGGCATGGTGCCTGGGGAGAGCCCAGGACGCGACTTGGGTTGTTTGGTTCGTCATGAAACACCCGGCGCTCGCACTTCTAGTGGGCGAGGTGCGGCTCGAACGCACGACCTCTGGATTCTTTAGGCCCAGTGCTCTGCCAACTGAGCTACTCGCCCCTGCGCGGGTGGATGGGGTCGAACCACCGACTTCCGGGGGCTTTAGTCCCGGCCCTCTACCAACTGAGGTACACCCGCAGAACGCACGAAAGCCCACGGCGCCGGCGGCGCGGTGGGCTCTCTGGATACCCGCCGAAGCGGTCTGACTGTCAAAGTCGTGGGTTCACGGCACACCCAGGGTAACAATCCCGTACGGGATTGCAACCCCTTGTGCGGAGCTGAGAACGTAGGCTGAGACGATGTGTGCTCTCAGCCTTGGGAGACATCGCCCGGGGTCCGGTGGTACGCCTGCTGGCAGGCGTACCACCGCTCAGCGTAACGGGAGCCCTCCAGTCCCGGACAAAACTCCCGGCCTACAGGCCGCGCCTGTCACGACCTGCGGCGCCGCGCATCTGCAGAGAATCGCCCGAACGCTGCAGATGCAGAACCCAGCAGCTCCATGCTAGGCCCGTCCCACGGGCCTAGCATGGAGCGCTGGACCATGTGAACTGCCCCCAGACTGCCCCCGGCTGAGGGTACTTGACAGGCGTTCGGTGAGCCCGTGCAGCGTTCGTCGGGAAGGCTGCACGGGTTCGACCCAGCAGTTCCATGCTAGGCCCGTCCCACGGGCCTAGCATGGAACGCTGGGCCCTCCGATGGGGATTCAAATCTAGCTCGGGCCGGCTACTCTTCCTTGCGGGCCTGCCGGCGGCGCCACGCCTGGATGGCCTTGGTGCTCCCGTAGGCCGAGGCCGCGCCAGCGGCCGGCAGCGTGGCATAGGTGAGGTAGGCGGGTAGGTTGGACCGCAGCATCTGCTTGGCAATCTGGCCTGGCTTCATGCCGGCCCGGCGCAGGTGCTTGATGCCCTTCGCATGAGCCAGACCCTCGTAGCCCAACCCTGGAGCGGCTGCCGCAGCAGGAGCAATCATAGCCTTGCGCGCGGCCCCCTCGTCCTCCTTGTCGGACTTGAGCCCGGAGACTACCCCCGAGGCCAGGCCGGCAGCGGGGGACAGCCGGAGCGCGAGCGCGGTGGGCAGGTTCTGCAGCAGTCGTCCGGCCCGGCTGGCACCGATGTCCATGTGTCCGAGCTCGTGGGCGGCGATGGTTGGGGCGTGGGCTGCACGGCCCTTCAGGTACACACCCTCACGGAGCTGCTTCACCACCCTCTGCATCTGCTGGCGCTTGACTGGGTCCTTCTCGCTCTTGGCCGCCTGCTCGATGTGCTTGCGGATGAACTTCGGCATGAACCCCTTCGGCATGGCGTGGGCGTCGAAGCCGGAGTCCTTGGGGCCCGCAAACGCCTTGTGGCCGGAACCTCTCAGCATCTTCTTGGTCAGCTTCGGGTCCGACAGTGACTCGCCACCGGTGATGGCAGCGTGGCCGAGCGCCATTCCAGCGCCACGCGTGGCACGGGGGCCACCCATTGCCACCAACGTACCGCCGAGCTGCTCACGACGGTCCTGCAGCTCGAGGTCGCGCTTTCGATTCCGAGCGACCTTCATCAGCTCGGAGCTCATCCCGGACATACTCACCCAGGGAGTCATACCGGCGCTGCCTCTCTACGTGGTGGGCGCTGCTCTGGCAGCGGGCGCATATCCACCTGCGGGCCACCTCCACCCTGCTGTAGGTGGCTGAGCATCTGCGCAACGAGCTGAGCGAGCTCGGGGGACTGAGCCTCGAGTGCCTCCAGCGCCATCTGCTGCTGGTCGGGCGGGAGCTGGGAAATCTGCTGAGCGTAGCCCTGGGCCATAGCCAGCGGGTCGCCACCCATCTGACCATCCTCGAGGCGGTTGCCCATACCGAGCTGGCTCTGTGCCTCCTGGCCGAGCGCGCTCAGGGGTCCCCCGCCGGGCATGCCTGCCACGGGCTGTGGCGCCGGACCCATCGGTACACCGCCCTGCGCTGGAGGCATGGCCCCAGCGGCATTGAGCGGGCCGGGTGGCGGCTGGGCGCCCATCTGCGCAGCCATGGCAGGGTCCATCGCCCCTTCTGGACCACCAGGTTCACCTGGGGCTGGAGCACCTTGCTCGGACATCATCCCAGCCTGCGCTTCGGCCTGGTACTTCATCATGACCTTCTGTGCCTCTCCCTGCACTTCGGCCATGGCTAGCTGCTGCTTGCGCGTCGACTGCAGCCGCTTGTCGATTTCTCGCATCATGATTTCGTCCTCGTCTTCCTGACTGAGGTCAGCGTCTGCGAGGAGGGTGGTGTCCGAAATCTTCTGTGCCTGGTTGAGCTGGAAGAGGTACGCCTTGCGCTGGATGTCGTCGGCCATCTTGAAAGGCTTGAAGCGGATGTTCGCCTCCGGCCAATCGAGGTAGTTGGCAATCATCTTCATGACCCAGTTGGCCATGAGCTTCTGTCGCAGGACGTAGCCGATGAACGCATTCTCGAGCATGCGCATCGAGACGTTGGTGCCGGCGTAGCTCATCCCGCCCTGGAGGAACTCGCGCGGCACGCCCATACCCATGATGAGCTGCTCGGAGTGCATCTGCATCTCCTGGAAGAGCAGCAGGGCCTTGCCATCACCACCGATGCTCTGGTTGCCCAGTGGCAGTGGCATGATGGGGATGTAGTTGTGGTCGTAGCGCCAGCGCGCAATCTCCGCAGCGACCTGTTCCTTCCACTGCGTGAGGTTGATGGTGCTGAAGGGGTCGGTGGTCCCACTCGCCGCCTGCGGGAACAGCACGCGCAGCGGGACGATGTGCTCGAGCAGGATGGCCTCTTGGGCCTTCTTCATGAGCTGCAGGTAGAACGCGTCCTTGAGCACCGGCAGGATGAGCGGGATGCCCCAGCCTCGGTCCTGCCACGCCAGCGTCGGGCGCTTCAGGTGGAAGAAGTTGTCCTTGCTGAAGACGATGCCCTTCTGCTGACGTAGGGCCTGGATGAAGATTTGAGGGATGCCCTCGACCACATCCTTCTTGCCGATGACGATGTCGCTGCGAAGGGGCCCGGGGATGTTGTAGAAGTAGGTACTCTCACCAGTGATGTCGTTGTAGGTGATTTCGATGTCTTCGACGTTCCACCGGACGAGACGGATGCCGGACGCGTTCTTGTAGTACACGTCCTTGACTTCAGCTTCCTCGATGTTCCCGCAGCTCGGGCAGTTCAACCGGAAGCCGTAGTTGGTGAACGTCCAGAACTGACGCACCTTGCTGGCACGCTCGGTCCACCCACACTGACGGCAGGAGATGTACTTCTGGAACGGGAAACTGATGCTGACCGGGCAGTTGCCGTAGCAGCCATAGTCCAGACCCGCCTCCACCTGGAAGGAGCGGAAGAGAAGGTGGTCATGGTAGTACTCCTCCCACCGACGCTTCACCTCGCCACTGTCGTGGTCGACGATGATGTCCGTGATGGGATACTCCGCCAGTTTGAAGACCGTGGCGTTGATGAGCGGGTTGGTGAGGAAGTAGTAGCGGCAGTACTTGAACAGCTCCTTGACCGTCGTCGGCAAGTACGTGTGTGCAATGTCGAAGAACGGGTTGGGGTAGTTCACCCCGTTCAACATGCTGCCCTGGATGCGCCCACGCGTTACGCCAGCGCCACCCCGGCCTGGCCCCATCGGAGAGGTGCCGAAGTTGAAACTGCAGACGCCTGGAAACGTCATCCGCCGAACCCTTCTGGAAGCCTACCCTGAACCGAGGGTGATTCGATACGCTCCGCTGGCGCCGCCTGACCCTCAGCCTCCTCAGGGTATGGTGGCGGCTCCGCCGGGCGCTTCCGCCTGAGCAGCCTGCCCACCGCCTTGCCTCCCGCCGACAGGCCGGTGCCCAGCAACGTGGCGCCGGCGAGCGGCATGGCGGTCAGCGTGTAGGGGGCCATGTCCACGAAGCTCTGCGCCGCCCGCGCGCCCCGGCTGGACTCGCCAGGCTGACTCTTCCGAGCCGCCTCGGCCGCCATGAACCCAGCGGGCATGCCGAACGTCATTAGCTTGCCACCCACGGAAGGGGAGCCATGCCACTGCTGCCCGAGGGTGGCCTTCATCCCTTCGATGCCCTTACCAGTAGCCATGGTGCGGAAGAAGCCAGGGACGCTGGTCATCCCGAGCTCTTCCGCCTTTCGGGCGTGCTGTTCAGCCTTGCGCAGGGACTGCCGCTGGGCCATCAGCTTCTTCCTGGCCGGCCCCTTGGCCGTCCTAAGAGACTTGCCCGTCTCCGACAGGCGCTTGCTGATGTCTGCGCCCCCGGCGCCTATGGAGCGCACGGCGGCGCTGCGGGAGCGGAAGCCGCCCGGGAGCGCCCCTGTGACGCCATGGACCTGACGCTGGCCGAAGCGACTGATGGCGCCCAGAGCGCCCTCTCGCTTGGCCATCTGGCGGGCGTGCTGAATGCCTCGCTTGCCGGCCAGCATGCCACCCGCGCCACCGGCAGCGGCGCCCAGACCACCGCCCAGGGCCGCACCGCGCATCCCGCCGGCGAGGGCGCCCGCCAGACCAGAGCCACCCTGCTCCTTGGCCTGCCGATAGCCTTTGACTCCCCCGGCAAGGGCGCCCAGCCCAGCGCCGGCGGTGCCGCCCAGAGCAGCGGTAGAACCCCCAGCCAGCGCTCTCTGACCCAGTCGTTGCAGAATCCCAGCAGGGGCTCCCACCTTCTCGAGCTCGTCGTTGAACGCGAGCATCATGACTTCCTTGGGGTCAGACATGCGTCGTCAGCGGTAGCTGCGCCCGCAGCGCGGCTCGGCTCTCCTCGAGGTATTCTCGCACATCCAGCATGCGTCTGAGCTGCTCATCAGTGACGGTATCGCCGGTGGGTGCCTTGCCGCTCTTCCGCACCTCCGGCCAGAGCTCTTTGACCTCTTCACAGTCGACTGGGTAGTCCTCAACGTCATCCATCGTCACCCACTCGAGTGGCTCGATGGGGCAGAACGTCCCATTGAACATGTGGACCTGCTCAAGGAAGTCGTTGAGCTCCTCACTGAACTCCACGTCCTGTCGTACCCGGTTGGCTACATCCACCGCCACCATCGCTTGCGCCACCGTGGGCACCTGCATCACCTCGAAGTCCGGGGGCACGCCGTTGAACGCCATGCAGCACCAGACGAACACCTCCCACTCCTCCCAGAAGTTGTCGTTGAAGTGCAGCGTCTTGAGGGCCTGCACCTTGTGCATGTTGGCATCACTGATGTTCTGGCCACCAAAGTCCTGAGGAATGCGCCACTCGAGCGTCTCGGGCTCCCACGTCATCCACTCCGGGCCGTACTCCCGAAGCAGAATGAGGTCCAGCATGATGGGGTGAGTATCGGGGTGCTGGAAGATGTTCTTGGCTGTGACGGGGCTCGGCTTCTCATCCGGTGCAGGCACGCCCACCGACTCGTCCGTGACCCCCTGTGTGGTCTCATCGAGGTCCGTGATGTTGTCCTCACGGGCCGTGACCGTCTCGTTGTCCTCCACCGACTCCGCAGCGAGCTTGCTGAGCCCCAAGCTCGTGGCAGCGCGTTTGAAGCGCTCCCCGAAGTCGACGGACGGCAGAGTCATGCGCTCTGCTCAGCCTGTTGCACCGGTGAGTCGTCGTTGTTCGCCATCCGCATGATGACCAGCCTCTGGTCACGCGGCAGGCTGTTGAAGATGGCCTGTGGGTCCTTGGACATCTCTTCCGCCACCTCAGCTCCGAAGCGCTGCTTGAGCGTCGAGACGTTGTTCGCCAGGTACTCGGTCAGTCGACGGCGAGTGATGTACTCATTTCCGATGACGATGGCTGCTTGTGGGTCTTCCTTGTTCCCTTGTGCTGCAGTCTTGCCGAAGGTGGTGTAGTACGCGTCCGGGATGTCGCCGTAGTGCTGCTGCAGGCATGCCGCCTTGTCGAACTCCTGCAGGGCGAGAGCCCAGTCCTCTGGAGGCATGGCAGCCCTGCACTCAGCCAGCTTGCTGAGCACCGCCTTGTGGCCCTCATCCAGGATGTTCGACTGGCGAGCCTCGAGGCAGACCTGGATGTCGGACTCAGGGGCGTAGGTCACCGACCCGTACTTCTCGATGAGTGGGTCGGTGTAGATGTCCAGGGCACTGGCCCGCTTCACCAGATTCCCACAGTAGGTGTGACGGTCCGCCGGCTGCATGAACTTCCAGGTGTCCATGAAGTAGCGGGCCGCTTCCTTGACCTGCAGGTAGTTGTCCAGCGGGTACATCTCTCGCTCGGGAAGCGCGTAGTGCTGGGCCTTCTTCTCCTGCACCACCTTCGGCGGCTCATGGCTGGTGACATCGACATGAGGCTGAAGAGCACCCATTTGCGGCAGCTTCGGCGGCTGCTCTCCCGCAACGGGGTTCTCCTCCTCATCCATGATGGCCCTGTGGAATGCGTCGATGGATGAGTCACCCTGGGACTCCTGCTTCACGGCAGAAGCCGTCTTCGGGATGACGAACTTCTCGCGCTTCTTCGGGTCGTTGTCCTTGCTGGGCACGCTCTGAGACGTCATGTCGTACGTCTCGGCGAGCTCGGCTCCCTTCTCGAGCACGTCCCCACCGATGCGCTTCCAGAGTTGAATCTTGTGTACCCGTTCCATCTTCACCCCGTGCCAGTCACCGGCGGCTTCCCGCCGAGGACGTTCGGATTCACCATGCTACCAGACTGACGTGCCTGGGCGAGGTTTCGCTGGATGCCCGCCTTCGTGCTCTTGACGGCTTCCGGTCCGACCAAGGCCAAGTGTGCAGCACGAGCCAGCCCCAGAGCAATCTTCTCCAGCTCCTCCGGGGGCTCGATGCCATACCACCCACATGCCTTGACGAGGTTGGCTGCCGCAGTCTTCTGCGCCACCACGGGCAGCTTGTCTGCGGTCTTCATGAAGTACTCGACGCTGAGTGCGGTGTTGCCAGCATCACTGCAGGCGAACTTGCGGAGCTCCACGTCTCCATCCTGCAACACCAACGCGTACAGGTCGTCGGGCAGCTCGGCCCGTCGCTCTGGTGGTAGATGCTCAGCGTTCTTGATGAGGTCGGGTACGGACTCTTGGGTCGGGAAGATGGAACGAAGAACCGCCCCGTTGTAGTCGTCGCCGGCGTCGATGACCAGGCCGCTGAGCTTCTCCATGGGTCCTCCAGGGGAGCGTAATCGCGCAGAACTGCACTTGCAAGAGTACATCGGGGCCCGGGGATAAGGGAATCGGACAAGAGGCCATAGTAGCCATAGGAGGACGAATGAGTCAGAACGGACAACCCGGCTGTTTCGGGGTGCAGTGGGACGCCAACGCAGTCGAATGTCGTGGGGGCCTCGACCCCAACTACGCCCACCCGCAGAACGGGGGCAACCGCCGGGAGATGTGTCGGTGGTACTCCCAGTGTTCTGCAGCGACGAATCACCAGCGCCTCCAGAGCGCTGCGAAGGTGGTGCCTCCACCACCGCCAGTACAATCGCCACTGCTCTCTCAGCAGTCTCTGGTGAGGCCACCTGCACCGAGCGTGGTTGCCCCACCAGCACCGATGACCGCCATCGTGCCCCAGGCGCAGGCGCAACCCCAGCAGCCGAGGGTGATTCATGGACCGCCACCGGCACAGCAGATTGCCTACGTTGGCAATCAACCCTACACGCAGCCAATCCATGCTGCTATGCCGACCATGGTTCCGATGAACCAGACGATGCAGGGCGCCCAGACCAACAGTTTCCTGATGGTGCCCGAGCCAGAGGACGAGGAAGTCCCCTGGTCCGCCAGGCTCTGGCGGAACACCTACCGCGCGATGGGCAAGGCCGCGTTCATGACGTTGGCCAACTTCATAGACTTCAACCCGATTGGAAGACACCGCCAAGACTAACGGTGGTACAACCCGCACATGTACGTTGTGAAGCGTGACCCCAACAAGGGGTACATCGACACATGGCTCTGGGTGCCTCGCAGCTACATCAACGTCGATGGCACCAAGCAGAGCTTGACCCATGTCTTCACCGACAGGGGAGGAGGCATGAAGGTCATCGAGCTGTTCCAGGAGGCTCCGTACCACTTGCTGGTACCACGAGCCTTCTGGACCCCGGCCGAGCTCCCGTTCGAGGTGGTGGACTGTCGTCCGCTCAACTACGAGCAGGTGAACTTCGCCTCACGCATCAAGCTGGACCACCGGCTGCAGGAGAACCTGAAGGGAGCACATGAGTTGCTACCTACGGGTGATGACGTCCAACGCAAGTCGCTCAACGCCATGCAGATGGCGATGGGCGGAGTGCTGCAGCTCGCGTGTGGCAAGGGCAAGACTCCGGTCGCCCTTCGCCACATTGCAGACGCTCAGATGCCCGCACTGGTGATGGTGGACAACACCCAGCTACTCGAGCAGTGGCAGAAGGAAATTGACCAGTTCCTCATCGTACCGGGAGGCATTGGCATTATTGCCGAGGGGAAGAAGGACTGGAAGAAGGGTCTCGTACTCGGGACCTACATCTCCGTCGCCAACTGGGCGGAGAGCATGCCTGAAGAGGTGCGCCGATTCTACGGCAACGTCTACTGGGACGAGGGACATCACCTCAGCGCGCCCGTGTTCTCGAAAACTGCCCCTCTATTCTACGGGCAGCGGTACTGCCTGACTGCGACTCCCGAGCGCGTGGATGGCTACCACATCATTGCCGACCTACACGTCGGCGAAATCCTGCACAAGGACCTCACGCAGCCACTGAAGGCACGGTTCATCTTCTACTGGACCGGGCTAGAGCTGGACCTGACGGACCCACAGTGTGATGTGCTCGACAAGAACAGGGAGATTCACTCGTCGAAGGTGTTCAAGTACTTCGGCAGGTGGAGACAACGGCTCTGGATGATTGTCCAGGACTGCATCGATGCCGTACAGTTTGGACGCAAGGTGCTGGTCGTAGGCTCGAGCA